TTGCGATTTTGGCAAATGTTTTATTTGAGTATCTGACTTCATCTTTTGGTCTTTATGAGGCTAAAGAACCTAATCATGATGCAAGGTTACAGGAACTTTATACTGCAAAAGAAAGAATGGAGGAAATTGAGAAAGAAACAGAAGATAATGAAAATCTGATGGATTTAGAAGCGGTTGAAGAAGAAATTGAAGAACTTGAAAAAAGAATTGACTTATATAATTTGGTTTATGATTACAAATATTATAGTATGAGAACTTTTTATTTGTTAACTGACGAATTAGAAGAATCAAAAGAAAGATGGGCGGTTGGTGATAATTATAGAACCCACATGTCGGCATATGAAAGAATTGATGAATTGATTGATGATATCGGAATAAAAGGTTTTAATTCTAGTTTTGTTGAAGATTATATTGATATTGAAGAACTTAAGGAAACTTTTAGAGACGATGAAGAAAATAATGTTAGAGAAAACCTTGAAGACTTTTTTGACGAGGAAGATTTTGAATATTCCGACCCGGCAGTTCAAGAAAGGATTGATGAAATTGAATTGTTTTTAGAAGATTCTGAAATAGACCAAGAAAAAAAAGATGAATTAAATGAAGAACTTGATGAGTTAAGAGATAGTGATAAAACTGTCCCTGAAAATTTAATTGAGGAAAAGGTTGAAGATTTAATTAATGATTTGGTTGATGACCCTGCGAACGTAATTGAAGAATATGGTTTGAATATTGAAAACTTTATAGATATAAAAGGATTTAAAGAAGGGTTAATTCAAACTGACGGTATTGGTCACACACTGAACTCTTACGATGGTGATTACGATACTATTGAATTTAATGATGAAACATATTACATTTTACAAATAGAAGGGTAAAATGGAAACCAAATCAAGAAAAAGAAGAACGAAAAAAAATAATCATTTCAGATTAACAACCGACTGGTTATTAACAGAACCAATTGACTACGAACACAAATATTATATGTTGATGGACTTTTTAAAGTTCTGTGACGATAAGATTGAGAAGTTTGAGTTATATCCATTATTTAGTGAAATGTCATTACACTTGGCTAATCTACAAGTGATGTCTTCGGAATTCAAATACATCGTTGTTAATAAGAAGTTTGAAGTTATTGATGATGAAATACTAATCAATGAACTTAAATTCACACCCATCCCAAAATTAAATGATGATGAGTTGGAAGAATTAAATAAGGTATTAAAATATGCCGGACCAAAGTTTTTTGAATATTTCAATGTCATCAAAGCTCTTTGGACATTAACATACGACTCGGTTTCAATCAAACACACCAACGAAAATAAGAAACAGGATTTAGAAAGAGGTTACTTCTTCACACTTAACGGGAACAACAAAAGGATTTGGAAGTATACAACTGGTGGTATTGATACGGTTAAACACGACAGTAAATTTGCGGTTCAGTTGATATTTGATGGGGAAAGTAAAAAGGTAATTAGAACAATATTAAATGAATTAACACAAGATATAAGTTTACCCATCTTTGAATTAATGTCTTCCAACGACCTACCATTTGAAAATACACTCCTACCAATCTTTAAAAGAAAGGTATTAAGTTACATAGTTCAGAAAAAAACAATTGTAAATCTAAAAAAAGATTAATATATTTGTTATATGGGATTCAACAAAAAAATAATAGGAGAAGAACAAATCAAAAGTTTAGAAAAAGATTTAACTATTATTAATCATTATCTCAAAGCCGATTCAATCATTTTCACAAATAACGACGTTGCCAAAAAATTTAAAGAGTATGAGAAACAATATAGACCCGTATGAAGTTCTGTTAAGAAAACTTGAAAAACCAGTTCATATCAATTACATTTGTGATTATATCCTACGAGTTGGAATCGACGAAACAAGAAAACGAATTGAAAAACTTGTAAGTGAGGGTATACTTGAAGAAAGTAAATATGGAAAAGAATATTATGTCAGAACAAAAAGAAATGGTTAATCACCCATCACACTATGGTGGTGAAGATAATCCATATGAAGCTATCAAAGTCATTGATGCTTGGGGTTTAGATAAAGATTTTTATTTGGGTAATGCGGTCAAATACCTATCACGTGCTGGTAAGAAAGACAATGTGGTTCAGGACCTGAAGAAAGCTATATGGTATATTGAAAAAAAGATAGAAAAATTACAGAATGATTGAGAATTATATTAATAAGGTAATCAATGGTGACACCATTGATGTAATGAAAGAGATGCCTGAAGGTTGGGTTGATTTAGTTGTAACGTCACCACCATATAATGTGGGTATCCAATACGACACACATAATGATGAGATTGTTATGGATGAATATTGGGATTGGTCTGAAAAATGGTTAACGGAGGCTTATCGTTTACTTAAAGACGATGGAAGAATGGCTATTAACATACCATATGAGGTAAATGTACAAGCTCGTGGTGGTAGAGTATTCTTTGCCTCTGAGATATATCAGGTGATGAAAAAAGTTGGGTTTAAGTTCTACGGTATTGTTGACCTTGAAGAAGACTCGCCACATAGAAGTAAGACAACTGCTTGGGGTTCTTGGATGAGTCCATCGGCACCTTACATTTATAACCCAAAAGAGTGTGTTATTCTTGCTTATAAGAAAGTTCATATTAAGAAAATTAAAGGTGAACCACAATGGAAAGGTGAACCTTATCTAACTGAAGAGGGAAAGAACAAAGTTGCTTATTCTGAACAAGATAAGAAAGAGTTCATGGAATTGGTGTTTGGACAATGGAAATACTTTGCTGACACTCGTTCATTAACAAAGGCAACGTTCTCGATGGATATTCCCGAAAAGGCAATTAAGATATTATCATATAGAAATGATATTGTTTTAGACCCTTTCAATGGTTCAGGAACCAGTTGTGTGGCAGCAGTTGTTCATGACAGAAGATGGGTTGGTATTGAATTGAGTGAAAACTATTGTGAAATTGCTAAACAACGAATACAAAGTTTTGTTGACCAAAAGAACCAACAGAAGTTACAATTTGAAAACGGAGTCCAATAAACTCCGTTTTTTTATTTATTTGTATATTTATAATTAAATGTTATTATGAAAAATTCGGAAGTTGTTAAATTTTTACTAGAAACACAAACTCAGTTTAGAATACTACACTGGCAAACAAAATCATTCTCAAGACATGAGGCTTATGGGCGTATTTATGATTCACTTGATGATTTGATTGATAAGTTTGTTGAAGTTTGTATGGGTAAACACGGAAGACCTAGTTTTACAGGCGGTTATACATTAGCGGGTAGAGATATTGAAGAACTTGAGTTAACTGAGTTTATTAATTTAGTATGTGAATACTTGGTGGGATTGTCTGAAAGCTACGACCCAAAGATGGACTCAGATTTATTAAACATTAGAGACGAAATGTTAGCGGAAATTAACCAGTTGAAATACTTGTTAACTTTAAAATAGAGGTATATTACTTTTTTACTTTAAAAGGTTCATCGTAATGATGAACTTTTTTTTTGTTATAATATTTATTATTAATGAAAAAGATAATTTCTGAAGGTGGTATTAGAAACATAAAAGAACTTTCTAATAGATACAGCAAAGCGAAGATATACTTTCACCAAGATTTAGATGGTGTTGCAACTGCATTAGCAATGAAAAAGTATTTGGAAGACAATGGAATTAAAGTTGTTGATGTTGAAGTAATCCAATACGGAGATAAAGAATTTGCGGTTAAGAAGGCGGATGCTGAAGGTGAAATTATGCCAGTTCTTGTTGACTTTGCTCACGGAAAACCAATGTTCGTGGTTCATACCGACCACCACGACAGACAAGCCGGAGCTGACGAAACTAAGTCAACTCAGTTCAGAGGGGCTCGTTCAAATGTTGAAACTCTTTCACAGATTGTCCCGGCTTCTGAAATTTTCACACCAGAAGATGTTGCGACAATATCTATGGTTGATAGTGCTGATTACGCTTCCAAAAACATTACACCTGAAATGGTGATGAATTATGTTTATGGTACATCAAAAGAAAAGAGTGCTAAAGAAAATAGAATGTTATTAGGTTTGGTTACCAACAAATTATTGTTGGCTTTCAAAAGTAAACCAGGATTTTTAGAGACATTAGTATTAGATTGTAAACCTTCACTTCTTTCAATCTTCAATAAGATTAAGGAATTAATGAAGACAAACAGATATGCTGATATATCTTCATTAGAGAAAAACAAAGAAGATTACGTTCAGACAATGAAAGGACATAAGAATGTTCAGGTTAAAGATAATATCATCGTTCAGTATGGTGGTGGAAGTATGATGAGACCTGGTTCATATGATAGATATACCCCATTTAGAAACAACCCTGATGCTGACTTCCTTGTTATTGCTTGGCCACTTGGTTTATTACAGGCATCATGTAACCCTTTTAA